GGCAGGTATTTGTTTTTGCCGTTGGTTTGGGCGATGCTGTTATCGGTCGCTCCGGCTTCTGTTTCGAGGTGACGGTCGCCAAAGTCGCTGTTTGACAGGTTAACCTGTTTGCTGCTGAAAAGGCTTTTAAAACTTTCTTTTAATCCCATGGTATAAATTGTTATTCGTGGTGAAATTTGGGGCGGCTGTCTGACTGGTAGGGCATTTGGTCGGGCGGTGGATCAGCAGCTACCTTCGGCAGCGTGGCGCTGTTGTTGGTGCCGTTGGCCAGTCCCCGGATGTAGGCGATTGCACGGTCGTACCTGTCCTGGGCGTCTTTATAAACAAGCCCGGTATTGCACAGCCCTATCAGGTGCCAAATGGTTACCGTTTTTACATTGGTGAGCATTAAAGCATTCCGGGCTGCCCCGGCATTGGCAAACTCGGCAGCCATGTCATAGGCTAAGCGCCCGTCTTCCCAAACTTTCATATTGTTTGGCGTGAGCATACTGCCCACCTCTTCTATTGCCGTTTCTATGGCGATATCAATAATGGTGTCGTCGCCGTCGGTGATGGCATCCAACTGGTATTCGCGGATCGCGCTGGTTAATTCTGCTTTTACTAAGTATGCCATGGTTAAAATTTACGGTTTGATGTTGCGCCAAAGGCGTAGGTGGTGTTTCGCCTGGTAGCGCGGTATTTAATGATCCATACAGCGCCCTCCAGTGCATCGGGGCCGTCCATGGTTGATGATGTCGGCGATACGCCTAACATCTGGTCATGCATCCTGGTCATGTGCGGCGTTCCTTTAATATCGGCGCTGAAAATGAGGTTACCCATGCGGTCAATCGGTTGCAGCGTGCCTTCTATACGTTCGTACTTCTCCGGCTTTTTGCGGCTGTCGGGCGTTACCGGCGGAATGGTATGCCTGTTTTTTTCCCGTGCCCGCTGGTAGATCAGCGGCATAATCACCTGGGTATAAAAAGGGTCTTGCAGGCTGTTATTTTCGATGTAAATCTTTTTAGGATCAACCTTATGCAATTCCAAAAAGCTTTCCGCTTCAAACAGCCAGTCCACAAATATGCTGTTGCCGGTTTGGTCAACCCATACCCGGAAGATGTAATATTTAAAATCTTTAAGCCCTGCAATGATTACCGACTTACAGCTCGCCTTACTGCGTCCCCGCTCCTTGTTGGAGGTAGAAGGGTCGGCATACACCACAACAAAATCGCAATCGGCAGGGCGCGGCGTTTTGCCATAGGTGATCTCTTTAAATACATCGCCCTCAATGATGGGGTTGTTGAAATATTCCTTTTGCTGGCTGTTATAGCTGATCATCCCGAGAACACGATCAATCTGTGCCTCACTGTTCTTTTGCGGCCAGGTGCTGTTGCCGTTCTTATCGCGGATGTTGATCACTTCCCAGGTATCGGCTTTTGCGCCCATTTCGGTGATGCAACAATATTTGGCAATGATGTTGCCACAGGCGATAATCAGCAGCGGGTTGGATACCGACCGCGTCGGGATCAGGGCCTCCTCTACCCATTTCAGTTTTGTTTTAATACGGTCGGCATTCCGGCATTCCTCATCCGTATCAATGTCATCTATTAAAATAACATCCGGCCTTATGGCATCCTTACGGGTACCGCGGGGCGACTGGCCAGCGCCGAGCGCCCGGAAGGCTACGCCCTTTTTTGTGGTGAACTCGCCGCTTTCCCATGCACCAATGCTTTTTTGTTCACCGTAGTCGTTGATGATCCGGGCGTTAAACTCAAGGAGCGCCTTGTAGGGCATCAGCAGGCGTTCCGCATTGTCGTAGGTGCTGGAGATCAGCAGAATGTTTTTCTTTTTCCCGGTAAGCGCCAGGTACAGCACTTCCATCATGGTGCGGCCCGACTTGGACAGTTCCCGGCTCCAGGAGCGGACCTCGTAATATTCGGGATTGGCTAAAATGCGTTTGGTGGCTTTGATGTGGAAGTCTGCCGGTTCTGATGTATAGAAGGCGCTGAAATAGTATTTAAACCATGCCTCGGGTTTTTTCTCCAGGCGCTCTACGCGCTTCTTCTTTTCCGAAGGGGTTTCCTTCAAATCAATAGGCGATGACCTGGCAATGTTATCCCTGAAAAGTTCCCACTGTTGCAGGTATTGTTTATCCGTTAGCTGCTTTGCCATTACCGTGCTTTGGTTTGAATGTACAGGTCAAAGAAGGTGGTCACCTTCTTACTCAGCTCGTTGTCGTGCTGGCCCAAAAAGCCGATAAAGCCCCTCGCCACCTCAATGGTTTCGCCAAGGGAGATTTCTATTTCGAGGTTCTTGATAGCTGCGGTAAGCTTGATAATAATGTCGGCTTCTTTTATGGTTGCAGATTTGAAGTCACGGACAGATATTTCAAGGTTTAGCCAGTCCAGCTGATCGTAAAGTAAAACCAGTTGATTTTGCCTTGTAGTCAGCATGGAGCGTTTCAGCTTTTTCCAGTCGCCTTTCTCTATCCAGTTGCCAAGGGTTTTTTCAGTAACGCCCACACGCTCCGCGATAACCTTTTGACTGAGGTTCTCAGCAATAAACAGTACCCGTGCGTATTCGCGCTCCTGCGCCTTTTTTAATGCCATGCTGGATGTGCGGATTTTAAATGTGCGGATATGCGGATTTAAGAAGCGCAAACCATCTGCACATCCGAAATCTGCACATCGGCACATCCGCAGTGGTACAAAAATGATAGCAAAAAGGCGCCGGATTAAATATCTGTGCAAGGTTTGCACAGATATTTGACGCCCCCTAAAGATGTTTACATCTTTGGTTCAACGATTACATAAACAACAGGAATTACGGATGCCAACCTTTGAATGGAATGACGAAACTATCATCAACAGCTATGGTTTCCGGGTATTAAACAGCGGCGGAGATTTCAGTCGTTTTGACTCGAATCCTGTGATGCAAAACAGCCATGTGAACACAACCGCCATGAATTTAGGCAGCTGGAAAAACAGGGTGCAGGAGGGGTTTAAGTTAAAGGGAGATACTGTTTTTGACAGCGACCGCGATAGTGTTAAGGAGGTTGAGGGGCAGGTTGAGCGCGGTTTCATAAAGGCCTGTTCAATGGGCTTATCAATGTCATGGGACGATGACAGTTGGCAGAAAGCCCCCGACGGTGTTTGGGAGTTGGCGAAATGGACATTAATGGAAGTGTCGCTCTGCGCCATCCCGAGCCTTTCAAGTGCGCTTGCCTTATATGATAAAGCTACAGGCGCCCTGATACCGGAAGATGAGTTAAAAATGTCCCTTGTTCAATTATCGGCAAACGAAAAACTTAAAAAACCTAATAATCCCGAAATGGAAAAAATTATTTTAACCCCAGCCGCAATGTCAGCAATGCTTGCCGCAGGTGTAACGGCGCCTGATAATGCATCAGAGATAAGTCGCGGTGTTGAAAAGCTACAGGTTGATCTTACCGCTGCGAAGTCGGGTGAGGTCGCTGCAAAAAAGAAGTATGATGATTTCGTTAAACTTCAGGCAGAGACAGCTATTGATGCTGAAATTTTGGCCGGAACAATCGTGAAGGGCGAGCGTGAAGAATGGGTTCTTTTCTATATAGATCGTCCTGAGCTTGCTGTTAAACAAATAGCAAAACTTTCCGCACCAAATAAACTGAACGGCTTATTGCATAACAGCGAAGGCGATGCTTCTGTGAAAACAGCCGATGATTTTGAAAAGCTGACCGACGAGAAAAAGCTTGCCTTTAAAAACGGCAACCCGGAAGCGTACAAGAAATTGTTTTAATAAGGCTCACCAAAAACGAATTAAAGATTTAATACCCCAAATTAATTTAAACTAAAAATTATGCCTGCAAATTATCCCGAACTCTGGTTAAACAGGGTCGATAACAAACTAAAGACCGGCGATATTGCGCCGTGGCTGGATGGGATCGAGGAGATCAATGCCGACCTGAGCGTGATCAATGGCGGCGCTATGAATGAGATCAATCAAATTCATATCCCTTCAACCGACATGGATATTGATATTTTGATCAATAACAATGTTTATCCTATCCCGGTTCAGAATTATGCTGATGGCACCATCACCATGAGTCTGGATAAATACCAGACCAAGCAAATCCCGATTTCGGATGACCAGGCAATCGGCTCCAGCTATGCCAAAATTGACAACGTAACCGGCCTGATGGTACAGGGGATGTTGATCTCTAAATTCAGCAAGGCTATCTATTCAATTGGCCCGGCTGCCAATACCGCCAATACGCCGGTACTGGTAACTACAGGCCGCAGCGGGAATTATGACGCTGACGGAAAAGAGATCATCCTGTTTGACGGGGATCGCCTTTGCCTTACCTATTTTGACCTGGTTAAGCACAAGAAACAATACGATGATAACAAGGTGCCTTTGATGGACCGCAGGCTCGTATTGTGCAGCGATCACATCAATGACCTGTTGTTAGATCGCAGGCGTTTTGGTGACCTGCTGAATAACCTCAACGCCGGAACAATTGCTCCGGTAATCGCAGGGTTCAAAACGTATCAGTACCTGGTTAACCCGGTATATAACGGCACCAATAAGCTTGCTTATGAATCGGTACCAGAAGACGGCCAGTGGGCAGGATCAGTGTCTTTCTACGGCCCTAACATCGGCAAGAAGACAGGTATGACCCGTCAGTATTACAAACCATCGGTGATTGATACTGAAAACCAAAGTAATACCCTGGCTTACCGTCATTATTTTATGGCGTCGCCAAAGAGAAACCAGTACATCGGCGCTATTGTTAGCGGCACTTATGTACCTGTAGCTTAAAAACCACCAACCCTCAGCAATAGTAAACCTCCCTCCCGATTTTATCGGGAGGGCTTACTGAAGACAGATGAAACAATATACCACAGGACTTTTAAAAACATACGACTGGCATTCCGCAGGGGATTTTTTACAGAGCCTGATGCCGAGCCATAAGTACAAATTAAATATAATCCTGATGATCATTAGTTGTGGTTTTGTTGACGTGGATAAGCTTTTCGGCTTAGACGAGGGTTCGTTGATCGCTTTGCTTGTGGTTTTTGTGGCCGAACTTGTAACCGGCGTAAGCGCCTCTATTATCCGTAAGGAAAGCATCAGTAGTATAAAGCTGTCGCGCTTCGGGTTAAAGGTTTCGTGTTACCTGGTGCTGATCTATGTAAGTTATACCATGGGTCAAAATTTCGAGGCCCACAAAAAAGCTGTGGGAGCATGGGTATTTGACTGGCTGAATGTGTTTTTAATTGTGCAGATCACTTTGGAAAACATCATCAGCATTTTGGAAAATTTAGCCGTGATAAGCGGGAAAGAAAAAACAACCTGGATCAACAAGATACAGGACATTTTTAAAGTAGAAAAATAGCATAAAGGTAGAAGGCTGAAAAGTTTAGCCTTTGTAAATAAAATTTAAACGTACAGAAAATGAGTTTTTTAGGAAATCTTTTAAAGACGGTTGGCACATTTGCACAAAGTCTTTTCGGAATAGTGCCTGCGCCGGTTGATACCGCTGCGCCTGGCACTGATGGAAGCGCTACCAGTGACCCTGCTGCTGATGGCGCTGCACCTGCTGCTGTCCCTGTGCCTGATGAGGAGTTGGTGATCGCAGAACATGTGGAGGATGCCATAACCATAGTCACCAATATTAAAAATACTTTATCAAGTCCGGTGGTAGCCTTTGTTACCAACCTGATACCAGGCGGTATTGCTGCCGATATCAGGGAGGAACTTATCGACGGATTGCCAGGGATCATTGCCGGGCTTACGTTTGCCGATGGTGTTTTAAAAACATCAGACAAGTCGGCTCAGCTGAATATGCTGCTGGCTAATATCAAATTTTCGGATAAGCCAAGTCTGGATGCCTTATGGCATACACTGGCTGCCCGTGTGCTGATGATCCGCAGCGGGGGCACCGTGAGCTGGAGCAATGCGGTAATAGCCGTAGAATACTATTTAACGCACCTTCTTTTTCAACCGGCCCCGCAGCTTGCTGTTGCCGGTCCAATTGCCCAGGCGGCGGCTCCGGTGATTGCCGCAGCGACTGCCATTGCCGACGATGTGGAAGGAAAGGCCGCGCCAGTTACTCAACCGATCTCTAATTAATAAAAACGAAACATGAAAAAATTATTTGCCCTCTTTTCGATTCTGCTTTTAGCCTTTACGGCTGTTAAGGCACAGCCCAACCTAAAGCCGCTGCATTCGGATTTAACCATCCATGCCGCCGGTTTGGATACCGTTGCTAATTCCGCATCTGTCACAGAAGTGATCAAGATTCAGGGGTCTCAAAAAATGATCACTTTTCAAACGGCGGTAACCAAACTGACAGGAAACCCAACGTTGGGCTCGGTGAAAATATACGCGTCGGTTGACAGTGTTAAATGGGATGTGATCCCCGTCGGGCTTACAAGCACCGGAACGGTTGCCACAACATTAAACGATATCCTCGCTGTGACAAATGTAAGTACCCCGCAAATACATACCTGGTCATTTACGCCATCTAAATTTCAATACTATAAGGTTGTTTATCACGGTGGAAACGGGTCGACGCAGACCTCGACGGTGACGACCGAGGCTTTATGGCGGGAAGACGAATAATAAGAGCTTAAACAGACCGGGCGGGTCAAAAACGAGCTTTTAAAGCAAAGTATTACCTCATATATCCCTTGTGCGTTTAGGGAGCATGTCAAGTAAAAAAAGGGCCGTAGCCCGGCTGTTTATTAACCCCCAACCCCCCTGAAGGGGGCTTAAAATTAAAAGATGAATAAATTTCACGACAAAGCAAAAAAGATATTCGCAAAACACCCTAAACAGGATGTATTGTATTTCACCGACGATGAGCAGGCTTTCTTCACTGAAAACCCGGCCCGTAACCACGGCGCAACCTTAAAGGTTAAAGCGGTGACAAAAGTTGAACGCCAGGACATTGCCGGTGACGGTAAAGAAAAGGGTAAAAAATAAGGCATTTAAAAGCATATTAATCAGCATTTAAATCATGTTTAAAGAGAGAGCAAAAAACATTTTCGTAAAATACTCCAGTCAGAATGAGTTGTATTTCACAGCGGACGGACAGGCGTTTTTCGATAAAAATCCGGCCATCAACCATACCGATGGGTTGAAAGATAAAACCATTGTGACTATCACAAGGGTTGAGGCCTTTGAAGCGGATGTTCCGTTAACTGAGGCCCAAATACAGGCAGCGGCGGACAAGGCAGCGGCAGATCAGGCAGCAGCGGACAAAGCAGCGGCAGATCAGGCAGCGGCAGATCAGGAGGCACTTGACGCAGCTGCAAAATCTTTAGCCGATGCGCAGGCAAAGGTTGATGCGGACAATGCCAATAAACAAGCAAACCCCCAATAAAAAAATATAATTATGGAATTAAGAAGTTTTGGTTTAAAATCCATTAAAGTGGGGGACATCCCCGATGACGGCTCAATGGGCACCGTTCTGGCCCCCCTCGGCCTCACCTACCAGGATAGCGCGAGTTTGAAAGAAGCTGACCCCGCTGTTACCGACATATTCAGCGAGGAGGAGGATTTCGCCGTTGAAAGCTTTCAGGACATCGGTCAGGTTCTCCTTGCCTTTTCCATCATGGATTACACGCCCGAAGTGTTGCAAATCCTTAAAGGCGGTACCGTGGCAGTTGTCGGCGGTAAAAGCCAATGGCAAAGCGCGGCTGCGGTAGTGAATATTGAAAAGAGCGTGCAGATCATCACCAAGCGTGACCTGCTGATAGAGATTCCGCGTACGCAGATGCGTGCCGTGATCAATGCCTCATTAAAGAAAAAGGGGATTTCCCTGATCGACGTTAAGGCGCCTGTATTATTGCCTAACTATCCGGGCCTATCCCCTTTAGCTATTTGCCAGTATCAACCGCCGACTGTGAATGCCGGGATTGACATGGCACCCGCAGGAGGTGTAACAATTGCTGCGCTGCTTGGTACCGCCGCTGCCTTCCGTGGATCGCTTACTTATGCGTGGACAGTTAAAAGCAAACCTGTAGGAGCTGCTGCCCCTGTTATGGCAACCCCGGCCGCATTGGCGAATGCTGTTACAGTGCTTACAACTGTAGGCGTGTATGTGTTTACCTTGACTGTGACTGATAGCAATGGCTATACCAGTAGCGATGATGTGCAGGTAACGACCAGTTAAAATTTACGATTTCGGATTTACGATTTCGGATTTAAAAATTAAACGCAAATGAACATTGAAAAAGACGCAGCTGCGAGGCTGCTGGATAAAGGAATAAAGGTGCAGGCAACTGCACCTTTATTTTTGCGGGTTTTCGGCAAAAAGAAAATCTCCTTTGTGATCAGGCAACCTTTCCTGGGTACGTTGTACCGCATCAGCCTGCTCTACCTCAGCATGAACATTGGCGATGAGCGCCTTGACGAGTTGGACGAAGAAAATATACACCTGCTGTTTGTCCAGCACGGCCAAACCGTCGCCAACATAGCAGCACAAGCCATTTTAAACAGCAAGATAAAGGGAGCGCTCTTCGGCGGGATTTTGGGGCACTGGCTGTTCTGGAAGCTTAACCAGGTGCAGCTTTTCACCATAGCTAACGTGCTGGTAAGCATTGCGGGCACAGAGGCTTTTACGAATACTATCGGATTGGTGCGGCGCATGAAGATGACGCAGCCCAATCGGAGCCACGAGACCGAGGGGAGTTAATAAGCTACGGCATGAATAGCCCCTGGGGAATTGAGATGAGCATACTCAAGGAAATGCACTGGACCCGCGAATACCTTCTTTGGAAATTACGCTGGCCGACCATACAAATGATGGTAGCCGATGCGCCAAGCTTTAAAACCGGCAACGGCAGCAGCGGTGAAAAGAAAGGGAAGGATTTGGAGAGTGAGGAGGATTTTGCAGAGTTCCTTAAGTTATGATTTCACCGACCTGCCTGCCGCAGGCAGGTTTGAGTATGATTGCACCGAACGCAGCTGAACAATGACTAATGACCAATGACGCGAAGCAAATGACCAATACCAATGGATGAATTAGGCCCAATAGAATTAGAGTTTATTATCAATAACCCCGAACTGGCTACCGCTGCCGCCACGGCAGAGGCTACCATGCAGGGCGTTACTGATGCTATGACCGCACGGGCTGCCAAAGCTTCGGCGGCTGTCGACCTGATGATGGCGCATACCATTGAAGGCTTAAAGGTGCAGGCTGCGCAATACGAGGCGCTGAAATCGCTTACCCCGGACGAATCAAAGATTGCATCCTATAACCAAAGAATTGAGCAAACAACGGCAGAGATCACCAGACTAAGCGCCCTGGGTAAATCAGGCTTTGATGAATTGGGGAACGCGATACCTGTTGAGCCGGTAAACAAGTTTTCGGCAGCTATATCACGGGCTACCGATCTGAGCACTATTGGGGGCAGGGTTGTACAGATGTTCAGCCGCCAGATCATTGGGCTTGGCGTTGCCTTTTTGGGTATGGAGATTGGTGCGAAGGCGATAAAGTCGCTTGTTGAATATATATCACAATTAAACATATTCAATCCTATAGCTAAAGAGGCTGAATTAAGATCAAAGGCGTTTAGCGACGCATTCGCAACCGCAGATTATTCAAAAGCTATCGAAAGCATCACCCAGTTAAAAGTAAATTTAGATTTAGCAAATGCCGGTTTTATTGATAAAGACAAGGTTATTGACGAGTACAACAATTCACTTGGTAAGGTCGCCGGGAAGGTGGATACTTTAGATGAAGCTGAAAAAGGGTTAGCAAAAAACGCCAATAATTTTATCAGGATGACCCTGTTAAAAGCAGCTGCTCAAATTGTATTAGCCGACGCCGCCAAAGATCAAGCTGACACCGCCATCAAAAATCAAAAGTTACAGGATGATATAGCGAACACAAAAACCGCTACCTTATATGGTGTGGGGATGTCTTCGCCTGATTTAATGGAGAATGAGAAAAAAGCCAGAATAGCAAACTACCAAAAAGAGATTGACGACAATACTGCCAGGTTGAAATTAGGCTATGACAGGCGTTTATCAATTATTACAAATTTTGATACGGAACAGGCTTCATTAAGCAAAGGAATGGGGCAAATACCGGGAGATGGCGGTAGCAGCGGTTCTGATGTTACGGCAATAGCGACACTGAGAAACCAGTTAGCTAATGATGCTTTAGAACGTAAAAAAATACAATCGCAAACGCTGATCAGTGACGATAAGCAGTCATATGCAACGAGGTTAGCTGCAATCGCTTCTTTTTATAGCGCCTCAAAAGAAATAGCGTCCAATAATGAAAAATTAGCCTTATCGGATAAAAAGCTTAGCGCAGACCAAAAACTGCACATTGAAAATGAATATGGCAATACTGTTTTGTCGCTTCAAAAATCAAGAAACGACCAGGTTAAATCATTAAAAGATTCTCCGGAAGTTTCCGTCGGTGAATCCTTATTAGCCTCTCAAAAATCCATACAGGAAAAAATAGCGGCTTTAAAGGACAAATATCAAAGCAAGGATAAAACAAGGGATGAGCAGCAGTTAGATGCTATTAAAACAAATTTTGCTGCCATTAACGCGGCAATTGACGCGGAAAATACAAAACTGCAAAATGCTATAAAAGACAAAAAAATAACTCAGGCGGCGGCGGATAAGTTGGGCTTAAAAGTACAGCCAAAACTTACGCCTGATGATTTGAATGCTGCCTTAGATGGCGAAAAAGGGACGCAGGCGTTTGAGCAAACAAAGAACGAAATAAACCAGCAAAAGGCGCTTTTTACCGAATATGAAGCTTTTAAATTAAAAGCCGGTACCGATGCGGCAAATAAACTTTACGGTAACCAGCTCCAGGCATTCAAAACCTATCTCGACTATTTAAAAAGTTTACAACCAACTGAAGCGCTATTAGGTTCATCCGATGCAAAAACGAGGGGATGGTCTTCCGCGCTGAGCGATTATTTAAAAACAGCGATTCCGGCAGCGCAAACGCAGGAGTTAGAACAGCAGGTAAAGCACTTGCAGGGCATGATTTTCCAGGATCAAAGTTACCAGGAGAAAAGGATCACGATTATCACAAAGGCCAATGCTGACTTTAATCAACTGGCGGCTGCCGGATATGGACAGCAAGCTGCCCAGGTAGCACAAAACACCCAAAAGGAATTGACTGCGCTTGATGTGGAAGCTTTTGAAAAGCAGGGCAGATACAAGCAGCTTTTTGAAAATATTGATAAGCTTTCGTCCGACAGCGCATTATCAATGATCGCCGATGCTGAGGCCCAGGCCAAAGCTGAATTTATTTCGGGGGCGATGACTGCGGAGGCTTATCAGAAAGTAATTGATGCGCTTGCAAAACTTCAACAGGCGATTGCAGATAAAAACGCTGCCATCATTGGTGATGTGGGAGCATCCTTAAGTAAAATAGGTAAAGGGTTCACTGACATAAACAGTGGCGTGGGGTCGTTTATCTCCGGGTTGGGACAAATGGCCACAGGTTTGGCAGGCGTGATGAAGCAAATGGCGCAGCTACAATCTGACAAGGACAATGGATTAAACACTACCGGGGATTATATAGGCCTCGCCACTACGGCGGCGTCGAGCCTTGAAACTATTATAAGCGGCATTACGTCAGCGTACGCGGCCAATAAACAGGCCGCCTTAGATTATTATAACTCTGTTATCGCGTTTCAAAACGCTTATAATGATGCGCTGATACAGCAGCAGCTTATCCAGTATAAAACGGATGGCAATTTGTTCATCGCAAATTATTCAGAGCAATTTGCTGATGCTGCAAAGGCCTATAATCAGGCTACTACAGCTTTGCAGGGAGCTGAGGCGGCGCTGGCAAAAGGGCAGGCTATTGTAGGCACCAAAAAGGTGGTTAATGGTACCGCGGTTTTAGAGGATGCCGGTGCAGGCGCAATAATAGGCGCTGAGGTTGGCGGCTGGATAGGCGCCGCAGTGGGAGCAGCAGCGGGTGCGTTAATAGGAATATTTGCCCAGAAAAAGACAGTAAACGTTCTCGCGCCCCTTTTGCAGACATTCCCTCAATTAATTGATCAGTCGGGCAAATTCAATGCGACCTTGGCTCAACAGTTGATCGCTACCAATAAGGTAACAGATGCGACAAAGGTTTTGCTTCAAAATGCCATTAACTATTATAATACGCAGACGGCAGCGATTGACCAGATAACACAAGCATTAACTACACTTGCCGGGAACCTGGGCACAAGCCTTGACAATGCACTGGTAACTGCTTTTGAAAACGGGACCAGCGCCGCGGATGCCTTCGGCAAAGCGGTTAGTGATGTGATCGGCAATATTGTGCAGCAATTTTTGTTTGAGAATATTTTCGGGGATAAGTTTAATACATTGAATAACGAGCTTAAGGCGACTGTTTTGGCAGGGGGCGGGCAAGCGGCAATTACCGCCGACTTTGTGGATTTCTTTAAAACGGCCGGGCCGTTGGTGCAGACATTTAACTCGGAGTTAACAGCGGCGCAGCAGGCAGCAGCGGCGGCAGGCATAAATATTTTGGGACCTACGTCTTCCACTTCAACAGGGGTTTCGAGCACTACGCTTACCGGGCAGGTCGGAGGCATGACAGCTAATGAAGCGAATGCACTTGAGGGCGCTATCAATGGCCTCCGGCTTACCAATTTGCTTACCAATGATATATTGACCGCTAATAGCAAAACCATGGGTGACCAGTTGAGCGAAATGCGGAGCCAAACGCTAATACAAATGCAGATAGCAGCAAATACATTGCGCAGCGCTAACAACAGCGATACGATGGTGTCATCACTAAAAAATATTGACGGCAATACGAGCAGCAGCAGCTTGACTAATGTGCTAAGGGCGGCGGGGAAAGTGTAAGGAAGTCCGAAAGTCAGGAAGTCCGAAAGTCCGAAAGACAGGCACAAATGAACTAATGAACTATTGAACCAATGAACACACTAAACGGACATGATTTAAAAGGGCTTTACGGGTTGGTGATCAGTAACGGCACGGTTCAGTTTTTGGCTTTGCCTGCGAGAAAGGCGAGTGTTAACCATGACTGGCCGGAAGAAACGGGGCTGGACATTGATTTGGCTAATCCGAATTTTAGCGCCAGGGAGTTTACGCTGAGCTGTGCGGTGATTGCCGATAGCAGGGATGACTTTATGTCGAAATACAATGGCCTGTTTACCGAGTTGAGCGGCCTTGATACCCATGCGCTCTACCTGGAGGAGTTGGGGCAAACCTACCAGATTTATTACAAGAGTCAGGCGAATTTAACCAAGCTGAGTAAGATCAATAATACCACAAAGGTTGGTGTGAAGTTCGACCTGGTATTCGGGGAGCGGGACCCGGCGGATAACATGGAACCTGTTTACCTGGTGGATGAGAACGCCAATTTTATTATTTGTTAAGCCTCACCCAACCCTCTCCAAAGGAGAGGGCTTAAAATGACTGATGACTAATGACCAGTGACTAAATGAAATGAGCCAGTTGATTACGATATATAAAAAAGGAACTTTAGACATACGGGCAGTTGTTGACCCGGATGACAAGAGCCAGCAGTCGGTAGGGATCATGCGCGGCGATATTGTTACGCTTACCTTTTCGGTCGCCGAGGCCATTCTTTTTGGCATTGGCGATTACTGCACTATTTATGGCAACAACTACCAGATCAATGCGCCGGTTGCCTTTAAGAAATCGGGGTCCCGCAATTTTGATTATACTGTTACGCTGGAGGGGGATCAGTACGATTTGACCAAATGCGCCTACCTATTTTTAAATTCATCCAATCATTTTACCGACGGGCAATTCACCATTTTAGGCAAGCCCATTGATTTTATGAACCTGGTGATCTATAACCTTAACCGGCTTTATCCCGGCGCAGGATGGACACTCGGTGCCGTGGATGACGCACCCTATCAAAATATTACGTTTCAATCGCAAAACTGCATGCAGGTGCTGAGCACCCTGGCACAAAACTTTTTAACCGAGTATATTTTTGAAGGCAAAAAGATCAGCCTTACCGTTAAGCAGCCGCCGAGCGGTGTTACGCTTGAATACGGCAAAGGGCAGGCATTATACAGCCTGAACCGGGCTAACCAAAGCACGAGCGGCACCATGAATATGTTTACCCGCCTGTATGCTTATGGGAGTAATAAAAACATTGGCGCCAATTACAGAGGCGGTGCAAAATACCTGCGGATGGCGGCGGGGCTGTATATAGAAAACAATGTTGATACGCTCGGCGTATTTGAAAACACGGTGTTTTTTGACGGGCAGCAGCTTTTGCCGGAGATATACCCGCAGCGAACCGGATTTGTGACCGGGGTAACCTCGGAATTTATTTTTACCGATGCCGATATTGATTTTAACGTAACGGATTACCTGATATTGGGGACGACCGCCCAGGTAACCTTTAACACCGGTCAGTTGGGTGGCTATACTTTTCAAATAGCGGATTTTAACTGGCTCACCAAAACGTTTACCATTAATTCCAATACCAGCGATCAAACGCTGATCATTCCGTCTGATCTGTTGAAGCCTGCCATTGGCGATACCTATGTGATCACAAATATTACGATGCCTTTAAGCTATACCGAAGATGCCGAGGCGCAGCTTGCCAAAGCAGCCCATTTTTATCTCGACAACTACGGCCCGGCAAAAATGACATTTACAACTGAATGCAATCCGTTTTATTTTAAAGCGAATAATGTGGCTTTGCAGCTTGGCTTTACCTACAGGCTGATCAGCGCAGAGTCAAACATTGACCGGCAGATACGCCTGGTGAATTATACCCGCAATTTAAGGAATCCATTTTTATACACCATTGACCTGGCTGATAAGGTAATCCCGCAGCCGGTGATCATTAAACTTATTAACTCGTTATAATGGGAAATTTAAAGATACCTCAACTGCCCCCATTAGGGCGCGTTGCCGCCGACGGCGACAAGCTGGCCGCCTGGGATAATGTGTTGAGTAAAACAGTATATGTTGATATAGCGGAGTTGCCTTTCGGTCCCGGAGGCGGAGGGCCTGCGCCTGTTGCGTTGGGATCACCATTTAAAGTCCGGAATAATTCGGCCTCTTATAATGGCGCTGGCGGCAATGTGGTGGTTACCGATGTAAGGTTGCTTGGTAAAAGCGATTATGTAGTGACCACCACACAAATGCAGGTGGAGTTTGACGACGACCAGATCACTTATAACCCTGTTGCAGGAAGTTTTACGATTACAGGGTTTCAGTTGCAGGATAGCAGCCATATCACCGTCTATGCCGATGGCGTGGTGAGTGAATCGGCCTCGGAACTTTACACCGCGCTGGAGGCTCAAATATTATTGATCCAGCAAATGATCGCGCCATTTGCTACAACAGCCTACGGGGCTAATGGCGGCAAAGTATGGTGGATTGGCACAGCAGACACCATACCGGCAGGATGGCGGGAGTGCGTGGCGATGCGGGGCTATTTGCCGATAGCGCAAAAACCGGCTGATATTTATGATGCGGTTACAAACCCTGACGGCTTAAGCAGGCCGATTTTGACACCGGGCGGCTCAAAGAGCCACACTATCGTTATCGGCGAAATACCACCGCATATTCATACCCTGCAAACTTCCGATTCAAGGCAGAGCGGCAACGATGGCGCTGACCCCGTTCGGTCGACCGAAGGTGGTGACGTTAACTCACAGGGGCGCGTGAATTCCATCGGATCAACCGGAGGGACGCCTGATCCTATAACAGGCGTTCCGGCGGCAGCGTCATTCAGTATTATGAACCCTTACCTGATTGGGATATGGATAGAATTTATCGGCGTTTAAAAAGCATTTAAAGAACAAATAAAATACAATGAAAAAAGCAATTTTAATTTTAACCCTAAGCCTCCTGGCCATAGTGGCTATTGCCCAGGAGAAAGCTGATTACCCGAGGACGCGGGTCGGTCAGGTATTGAGCGATTGGAGCGTTAAGGCGCTTAAGTCGCTGACAATTCCCTCGGGACCGACACCTTTCTTCCCTGCATGGATAGCAGATACTTCGAAGTGCGGGGCATTATTCTACAAGATCACCAGTGGCGATACTACACTTTGCGTGTACAACTGCCAGTCGGCAAGTTGGGATGAGTACGTAAGCAAGAAACAACAGGCGGCGTATGTAGCAGCCGCTTTAAGCGGTTATATCCACACTGGATTATCAGTAGGAGGAGATTTAACAGGCACGCTTCCCAATCCAATAGTTAATACCGTAAATGGTATAACCAAGGGTTATTATGACCCAACGAGTTCCATCCAAGCGCAGTTAAATAGCAAACAGGCAACTTTAGTGAGCGGCACGATAAAAACGGTTAATTCTACTTCTCTGTTAGGAAGCGGAAACCTTGCAATCACCACAGCCAATACTGACACTTCATCGGCGGGTTTCGCTACAAACCAAAAGTTAGGCACCTATCAAACGAAGGCGCAGGCCTTAGCTACCTTCTTTACATTATCGGGAAATAATTCAATATCGGGAACAAACGGGATCAGCGGTCCGTGGACATTTAATACAAGTCCTATTCTTGCCACCGGGAATAATTACCGCATCAAAAGTGCTTATGCATCCGGCAACGACTACTTTATAATGCATAATAATGAGGGCGGCTATACGGGAAGCCCTGCGTTACAAATTTACGGTGCGTTCGGAAATGGCATACAGATTTTTGGCGATACACTGCGAAATAGTTTAGGCGGCCAATTCGCGTTGAAGTCTGATATAACGAGCGCGCTTGCAAGTTATCCTCTCAGTTCAACTGTCGTTTTAAAAGCAAACAATCTTTCGGACGTAAGCAATCCGGCAACGGCATTAATAAATTTAAACGGCGTGCCTTACTATACCGGAAGCGGCCCGCTAACGGTAAAAAAAGACCATGTGATTTACACCATTGGGGATAGCATAACGCAGCGGGGGTATTATCAAAGTACGCTGACATCTGATTTAAGCAATGTTTTTACGATAATAAACCTTGGAATTTCTGGTGGAAAGACTAATTACATGGTTTCCCGGTTTGGTGAGGTTACTAACGGAAGGGGTGAATATGTAATTTTTTGGGGCGGCGTAAATGATATAATACAAGGGTCAACGGCGGCGCAGATCATTGCTAATATCCAATCTGTTGTAACCTCTGCAAATGCCTATGGCATACCACTTATAGTTAACACCATTTCGCCTTTCGGAAATAACGTAAACTGGACAAGTGCATTTGAAGCCATAAGGACAACTGTAAATACTGCTATTACCGGGCATACGATCACAGGCACTTATACAGCTATAGATGCATCAACGGTATTACAAGACCCCTCCAACCACCAAAATTTAAACCCAATATGGGATAGCGGTGACGGGTTACACTATAACACAACAGGTGGTACCGTATTAGGAAATTACATTTATGCAAATTACAGCTTCACCGCATCTTCATCAACTCACAGAGTTGAATTTGCCGGTGATCTTTATTTTGACCAAAGTTTAGGGACGTTCAGCACACCATTCTTTCAGAAAGTCAATACAAATACCTTAAATGTGATCGGCGTAAACACCGCAGCAAGCCCAGCAATTACCGCTGTTACCGGAACTGATGCGCAGTTGGGTATGACAATAACAGCCAACTCAACAACACAAAGCGCCGCCTTCTTTCAAACCTTAACGCCTTCGGCTTATCCAATTCACTCATTAGGTGCTAACGGAAGTTACACGGGTAATTTACAGGCTGATAACGCAGTCGGTATTAGTGTAAAATTAAATTCAGCAACATCTGCCGGCAATTTTTTAAGCCTTAATAATAGTTTAGGTTTTGCGGTAGCGTTTATCACTCCGACCGGGCAAATAAATACGACCGGCGGAATTGCTATGAATACGGCACTTACGGCAGCGGCTGGCGGTAGTCAATACCTTAATGACATTTACCCAACAATTACCGGCGACCCGGGAGGTACTACGGGGTACACAGTTGGAATACAACAGTCTATTTGGGGTGGTGGTAATAATATCGCAAACGGAACTAACCAGCTTTTTACGTCGAATAACTCAATGACAGGAGGGTCGGTTGCTGTTCAGACCAACGACCAACATACATTCATTTTAAACGGAGCTGGCAATACCAGTACGGGCTACAACTCTAATTATTCCCTAAGCGTTGCGTCGACAGGTGGAATAACAGGAACGTTTTCTCACATAAATATAAATACCCCTACAACCACAGGAGGCGGGACGATTGGAACTATTTACGGCGTTAATATCGCTTCTCAAAAAACATCGCTAATAACCAATGCTTACGCTTTTTATCAGAGCGGGTTGAGCGATAAAAATTACTTTGGCGGTCAAAGCGGATTTGGAATGTCCAGCCCTACAGCACTGGCGCAATTTTCGCAATCATCAACAGGTACGGGCACTATTAGCGTTACTTCCACGGTTGGCACCGTGACAGGTACGGGGACTACATTTACCACAACTTTTGCGGTAGGACAGACGATCACGGCAAACGGCGAAACCCGTACAGTTGCAGGTATAACAAATAATACGTTAATGACAACGGACGCGTGGACTAATACCTTTAACGGAGCTTACACCTTACCGAGCCGGAATGTTTTGTTTGTGAATGGTAACGGTACGTTGAATGCATCTCAATATACAACAGTCGGTGGTATATTGTATTCATCGAATAGTTCAGGACTGCTTACCCAGACTGCGCAGGGGCCTGCCAACACTATTTTACATGGAAATGGAACATCTGGGCCCGCTTTTTCAGCGGTTGCAACCGGGGATATATCTAATAATGCTGTGACCTATGCAAAAATACAGGCAGTTACTACCAATCGTTTGTTAGGAAGCGGAGCCGGAACTGCTGTTGCAGAAATAACACCAGGGACTGGCTTAAGTTTTTCCGGATCAACCTTAAATGCTGTGGGATTTGCGAATCCAATGACGACAAATCAGGATTTAATTATAGGGGGAACAAGCGGCTCTGCGACAAGATTAGCTCTCGGGGCAAATAATTCAATTTTAAAGGTAAATGGAAGCGGTAATATA